GTCAGAAGACTATGCGCGTGATGAAGCACTGAAGTTTGCCAACGCGTGTAACCCACCTGAAGACCACAATGAAGTGTTGTTTCAGGTAAAAGATATTTGGAGTAGATATGCGCCTTAGAGATTACCAAGAAATAGCATTGGAAAACCTGCGGGAGTCAATGCGTGTAGGCAACAAACGAATACTGTTAGTTGCTCCAACGGGTAGCGGTAAGACTGTGATTGCCAGTGCCATGATACAAGCAGCAGAACAACGATTGAAAAACTGTCTGTTTGTTGCACACAGACGGGAACTGGTGAACCAATGTTCAGATAAGTTACGTCAATTTGATGTATCACATGGCGTGTTGATGGCAGGTAGGTCAGGCAACATAGGTGCAAGGACACAAGTTGCCAGTATTCAGACCTACACAATCCGCAAAGACAACAAGTATTTTATGAAGCCCCGTGCAGACTTGATTATTCTGGATGAAGCACACCGTTCAGTCAGCAAGTCATTCCAAGATTTAATCAATGAGTATCCAGATGCCTATGTGATTGGCCTAACTGCTACACCTGTACGCAATGATGGCAAAGGTTTGGGTGGTGTTTATGATGATCTTGTTGAATGCGGAAACATTAAAAATTTAGTTGCTCAAGGTTACCTTGTTCCTAACCGTGTTGTTGCACCGACTATGCCAGACTTGGAAGGTCTGAAAATTATGGCAGGTGATTATGAGAAGCGCGGCCTAAACACACGAATGAATAAACCTAAGTTAGTGGGTGACTTGGTTACGCATTGGATACGACATGCAGAGAACCGACCAACTGTTGTGTTTGCTACATCTATTGCCCATAGCAGGTTCATAGCCAAAATATTCAACGACAACGGCATCCCTGCAGGTCATGTGGATGGTGAAATGGATGAGTTGGAACGTGAAACTGTGCTACATGATTTACATACTGGCAAAATCAAAGTGCTATCCAACTGTCAGGTTTTGACGGAAGGTTGGGATGAACCTAAAGTGTCATGCGTTGTCCTTGCCAGACCAACGAAATCGTATGGCATGTATCTGCAGATGGTGGGTAGATCATTACGCCCGTTTGAAGGCAAGGATGACACCTTAATCATTGACCATGCAGGCTGCGTTTATGAACACGGATTCCCTGAAGATGTACCTGAATGGGAACTTACCGAAGATAAAATTACCAGACAGAAAAAGAAATCCACACCCATTGAAAAGCAGCCGTTCACCTGCACGCAATGCAATGCTGTGTATCAGCCCACCAGAGTCTACAGAACTTGCCCTGTGTGTGGTCACGCACCAACGGAAGCAGACAAAAAAGTTTTAGTGAAGCAAGGCAGATTGGTTGAACTTGAGAAAGCCAAGGACGAAACCACAGCACAAAACAAACAGGATTTTTACGCGCAACTTTTGTATCACTCCAAGCAAAAAGGATACAAGCAAGGTTGGGCAGATTGGACATTCAAAGAAAAGTTTGGGCATTTTCCTCACAGCAAACGCGTGATGCCGATGCCTGTAGGTGATGAGGTCAAAGGCTTCCTGCGTCATCTTCAAATCAAAAAAGCCAAATCCAATGGGGGTGCTTATGTCGGAAGACGCTAAAGAACAACAACTGCACAAACTGCGTGAGATTGGGCAGAAACATGCAGCCGCAAAGCGTGATGTGGTTGTACTAGAACACGGCAGACAAATCATGTTGTCTGATCTGATGAAAGAATACATGGTCAAAGGTGAGAAGACCGCTGCAGGTCAGGAACGTGAGGCGCGTGCTGATGAACGCTACAAGAAACACATTGAAGCGTTAGGCATTGCGATAGAAGAAGAACTTAAATGGGCATGGGAAAAGAAAATCGTTGATATTAACTTTGAAAAATGGAAGACGAATATGATTAACCAGACCATTGAACGGAAACAATATGGCTAAGAAGGCGGCAACTGCTGAAGAAAAGAAACACATGTCACGCGTGGCTGATTTGGGTTGCATCGCCTGCGCGATATTAGGCCATTATGATTCACCTGCAGAACTGCACCACATCAAACACCAAACGGGTATGGGTAGAAGGTCTAGTCATTTTGAGGTCATTCCACTGTGTTATCTGCATCATCGCGGAACGTATGGCTATCATCAAAGCCCTGCAGAATTTACGGGCAACTTTGGTGAGCAGAAAGAACTGCTGCAGCATGTGTTGGAATGGCTAGACTTTAAAGATAAAAAAACGGGTCAGATAAATCCATCCAACCCGTTCACAAGAAATAATTTGTTTTATGAGTGATTACAGTTGTTCATGTTTCAGCGCGTAACCATCACCAAACAACGCATGACCCAGTTGATAGATGACATGGAAACCCATATCCATTCCACCGCCTGAAATGCCAAGACATTCGGTTTTGTCCTTGAACTTGTATTCAAGAGCATCACCAATCAAACGGGTCAACCAGTATTTTGTGACCCTGTTTTCACCCTCTCTAAATTCGTCCTTGATGTCGAACTTGTAAAATGTGATGTGACGGTATGCGCCTGAATTGCTCACCTGCTTAACGATAAAATAAATTGTATCGCCTTTGTTGATGATTCTTTTTAGATGCTCGATTGCTTTTTGCTTGCTCATTGTTTCATTTCCTTTCTTCTATTTGATTCGATAGCGTGCCAAATGTTTATCACGCCCCATAATGCGACTACGATTGCATCCAGACTCGCGCCATCCCATGCAAGGAATATGGCAAGAGTCCAGATGAATCCGCTTAACATAAAACGCCAGATCACAAGTCACCCGCGTTTTTCTTTTTCTGCCAATCATCAAGGCAAAGGCGCAAGCCCTCATCTAATCCCTGATAAAGTTGGTCAAGGTTAACCCGTAGATATTGGAAAGCCTCAACCCGCTGTGACGGGCTAAGACCTTTCAAGTGGTCATCAACGATTGACTTGACCCAGACAGAATCCACTGACAAGAATTTATCCTGCTGCATTATTGCTCCTTCCCTAGTTTCATATCTAGCAACGTTGTAAGGTCATGGTATGCAGACGATTGATGTGCGCCTACGTTCCAGTCCGTTATATCCTCAACATCAAGGCCATCTGTGCCACAGTATGCCTTGCCGTTCTTCCAGTTGTAGACAGTGAACACACGACCATCAGGAAACTTGAAAGCCCATTCACGGTCAATCTTATCCTCTGCACCTGCTCGCGGCATGTACACAAAATGCGGCTCGCCAAACACTTCAACCAGTTGCGCGTATGTGCGCTTGATGTGTCCGTGTAAGTGTGTGCCGCCTGTTTCTGTGGTCTTTTTGATGTCAGTGATGTGACGGTATTCCCTGTCCTGCATCTCAAACTGCAGCATTGTGGCAATATCTGCCGCCTTGTCCTTGTTGTAGGTCACCAGTGCTTCAGCGAACCACTCAATTTCCTGCTTTGTAAACGTTGCAACATCTTCAGCCGTTTTACTCACCATGAACTGCATTTCAGCCTGTGCCGATTGCATGTCATACGATGAGGTGTCAAGACCTTCGATGTAATCCCAGTTTGCGCTTTTTGTTTTGCTCATTGTTGTTGCTCCTTTGTTAGAATTTATCGGCAGCGACTAGACAAGCCGCGCCACCGATCATTGAGATTAGGCCATAACCTATGACCATCAGCATGGTTGGCAAATCGTTAGCCATTTCCATGCACTTACCATCGCAATCATTTCCACTGCCTGCGATTGCTAACAGGCCAATGGCGACCGCAAGGCCGCCAAATACTCTGAGAAAGGTTTTCATTGTGTTGCCTCCATCATTGATTGATATTGCTCCCACCAAGATTCCATCCAATCGTTAGCGGTGTGGTCAGATACCAACTCATCATCCTCATTGCCAAAGACGATCAATGCCCAACCCTTACGCACACCATCCTTGAAGAACAGTAACTCAGCGATGTCCACTGATTCGGTGTGGTCTTTGATTTCGGTGTACTTTGTAGAACCCTCAACCAGTGCATCACCCTCGCAATACACGTTGATTGAACAGCCTTCTTTCAAAGCCCATTTGATAAGATTCAAGTGCGCCTTACGCATCTGAACCGCTTGCTTTATGGTTTCGTTGTCCATGTTGTTTACCTCATTGTTGTTTAACGTAGGTTAATTATATACCACATTCCAGAGTGTACGCAAGAATTTATTTTCACTTATATATTGATATGACACTACTTTAGGTTATAATGTTGATATGAGCGATAAAACGTTGACAGATAAGCAAAAGTTATTCGTCCACTACTTTAGTCAGACGGGTAACGCAACACAGTCCGCCATCAGTGCGGGGTACTCTGCTGCAACTGCCGAATAACAGGCTTATGAACTCAAGAAGAAACTAGCCACCCAGATAGATGACGCAACACGACAGGCGTTAGGCGGTGCTGTACCTATGGCGGTTGAGAAACTCCAAAGCCTCATCAGTGATGACAAGGTATCGCCTGCGGTCAAGTTAGGGGCAATCAATAGCATCCTAGATCGTACAGGCTACCAGACAGTCCACAAGGTAGAAGATGTCACCAAGCAACGTACAGATGAAGAACTACAGACAGAACTGAACCACCTGCTGCAATCAATCGGCGGCGGTCTAGTCAAAGAAACAGAACACTAAACACATCCTTCTTCTGCTTCTCTCTATTACACACATATAGGGGAAGACACATCAGGCAGCCTTGCCAATCCACCCCAGAAGAATGGTTCATTGCACACACACACGCGCATCCTGAGCAAAGCAAGCATAATCCCTGCGGTCTTGTTAAAAGGTCACTGCTTAAATGTGTCTGCATCCTATATACGCACACAGACAGGCATCGAATCTCACAGCCGCGCCCGCCAAATCGACCCCCCACCCCCCAAAGTGCCTCGCCCTGTTATATACAATGGATTCATCCGTACAGCGGAGGGCATTTTTAGATATTAACGTAAGTTAACGCATAAGACATTGGGGTTGTGCTAGGTTAATTTTCGGGTATAGTGTTATTTATGGGTGATAAAGCATGGAAACAACGTGAACGACAGGTGGCTGCTTACTTTGGTGGTGAGCGTACTGCTTTGTCGGGCGGCAACGGCAAGATTACTAGGGCTGATGTCATACACGATGACCTGTTTATCGAATGTAAACTGCGTGCCAAGCATTCTGTGGTGTCATTATGGGATGAAACTAAGAAATTAGCGGATGCTGAAAAAAAAAGCCCAGTAATTGAATTATGCGAAAAAAATCGGAAAGGGTTTTGGATAATGGTACATAGTGATGATCTTGCTAAGTTATGAGCAATGAAGCATTAGCAAGGGCGTTAGAAATCGCCAAAGAATTAGAACACCGTAAAGCGACTAATCGGATGGCGTATTACGAACCCTATGACTATCAAAAGAAGTTTCATAATACCGTAGCGCAACAAAGACTACTTATGGCGGGTAACCGTATCGGTAAATCGTTTTCTGGTGCTATGGAAATGGCCTACCATCTTACTGGGTTATATCCAGACTGGTGGGAAGGCAAAAAATTTACGCGCCCTATAAGGGCATGGGCGGGTGGCGCATCTAACGAAACTACCCGTGATATATGCCAAAAAGAACTGGTGGGGCAACCTGATGACCCTACGGCTAAAGGTACGGGGTCTATTCCACTAAGGTTAATCGGTGAAACGGTACGAAAAGCGGGTGTACCAAATGCCATGAACAGCCTTGTTGTAAAGCATGTAACAGGGGGATGGTCACGATTAGCATTCAAAGCCTACGAAATGGGCAAAGAAAAATGGATGGGTGAATCGCTAGACGTTATTTGGCTAGACGAAGAACCACCAAATCAGATTTATACGCAATCATTAACGCGTACTGCTGACAAAGGCGGAATTGTCTACATGACATTTACCCCAGAAAGCGGTATGACTGAAACTGTAGCGCAGTTTGTCAACGATCTAAGGGATGGGCAGGCTCTCATACAGGCAGGGTGGGATGACGCACCACACATGACTGCCGAGGTGCGTCAACAAATATTGGCTGCGCTACCCCCACATGAACGTAAAATGCGTGAGCAAGGTATTCCGCAACTAGGTTCAGGATTGGTATTCCCATTACCTGAAGCCGATATGATTTGTGACCCAATTGAGATACCAGAGTTTTGGCCTAGAATTTGTGGTCTTGATTTTGGATGGGATCACCCGACTGCTGCTGCATGGGCAGCATGGGATAGAGATTCAGACGTAATTTACATCTACGATACCTATGCAATGTCACAGGAAGCCGTGCCAATGCACGCTAGTGCTATTAAAGGGCGTGGAAACTGGATACCAGTAATATGGCCTATGGACGGAAGACAGGCAGATAAAGGTTCTGGTAAAAGTTTGACAGAGCAATATCGTAATGAAGGCGTAAATATGACGCGTGAACACTTTACAAACCCGCCATCAGCAGGTCAAAAAGAAGGTTCAGGAGGAATTTCTGTTGAAGCGGGGATTCAAGAAATGTATACGCGGTTTATGACTAATAGATTGAAAATATTTAATAACCAAAGTAAGTTACTAGAAGAATTACGAATGTACCATCGAAAAGACGGTAAAATCGTATTTAAGCATGATGATGTCATATCTGCAGCAAGATACGCAATTATGTCAGTCAGAAAGGCTAGGGTTAAAAATTATGAACCAACGCAAATATATTCGGACAGTAGTTTTAATGTGTTTGCATAACTCAGGAAAGGAAAAACTATGGGCGGAGTAGTAAGAACTATTGCAAAAGCCGTAGGTCTAGCACCAAAGAAACCTGCACCTGCACCAGTAGCGCAAGCACCTGCACCTGCAGCGGCTAAAGCAGAAGCAAAGGCAGCAGAAGCACAAACTGCTAAAGCAGCAGCATTGGCTGATAAAGGCGCAACACTAGGCGCAGGATATGGTGGTAGCACTATGATGACAGGAGCAAGTGGCGTTGAAGAAGAAGCAAACGTTGCTAAAACTGTTCTTGGTGGTGCTTCTCAAGGTGGAAGACGTAGACGGAAAACTAATTACGGCGCAGCATAATGATTGAAGTGCGCGTTGACGCAGAAATACGGGAGCGTGCATATAATTATATTGCGCCTAGAGCGCATATTCTGCGTGAGGCAGAAGAAACGGATAGGTTTATTTTATTTATAGAAACTGAAACAGACGAAATATTAGGTTGTTTACTGTTTTCAGACTATGATGGACATAACATATTTGTTCATTTGGCAATAGATGACCCAAGGGTGTGCCAACGAAGAAATATAAAATTGATGTTTGATTATGCGTTCAATCAGTGTAAATGTAGTAGAATGACAGCAATGTGTGTCAATGGATACGAAAGAAACGAAAGATTACTTGCAGGCGTAGGCTTTGTCAAGGAAGGCGTTGTTCGTAAAACTATGAAGGTAAATGGCAAATGGATTGATGCTGCCCTTTACGGAATATTAAAGGAGGAATGCAGATGGGTATGAAAAAATCACCTGCAATGCCGCCACCTGTAGATACTTCAGTGACAGATCGTACAGCAGAGAAAGAGGCAGCGGTTGCAGAAGAAAAAGCAAAAATGTTGGCTACTAGAAAAAAAGGTCAATACGGAACTATTTTGACTTCTGGTATGGGCGTGGATGAAGAAGCCGAAACTAAGAAGACAATGTTAGGCGGAACAATTACATAATGGATACTTTAACCCCTTTTGATTATGTAAAAAAACGTCTAGGCGCAATGGAGTCTAACCGAGGTACTTGGGAAGACCATTGGCAGGAAATCCTTGACTATGTAATGCCGCGTAAAGCGGATGTCACAACTGTCCGTGCTAAAGGCGAAAAGCGTACTGAAGTTTTGTTTGACAGTACCGCTATCACAGCCAACACTTTACTTGCAGCAAGTTTGCAAGGCACGCTAACTTCCCCATCGTTGCCTTGGTTCTCAATCAAACTGCGCCACAAACTAAAAAACGAAGATCATAAAACGAAGATGTGGTTGGAAGATACCGCACGGCGTATGTATGACACGTTTAACGACACAAATTTTAATACCGAAGTGCATGAAATGTACCTAGACCTAACGTCTATTGGTACTGGATGTTTGCTTGTTGAAGAAAACAAAAAAGGTTTCCTTGAAGG